GGACATGTTCTCATATCCCAAATAGTTCTTTTTGGGTATAGTTTCATACTTTATTCAATGTTAAATGATTTAGAGATTGCAATTGTATCAACTAGAGCAATGAGGTTTACTGAAAGTGAATCAATGGCATATCTAAAAACACAAGGACATGAAATATCCGTACCAACGTATTACAGACATTTAGGTCACATCTCATCAGAAACAAGACAAAGAGCATTTGAAATTGCAAAGAGCTTTCTTGAGGACCACATACAAACTTGTGATGAATTATACAATATTAAAAAAATGATGTATCAAGAGTCCATCAAGGAGCAAGACCATCTTAAAAAAACAATGATACTTGCAAAAATAACAGAGACAATGATACCATACATCTCAGCATACAGAGAGGCAACAAAGCAAATCATAGAGGAGGTAAAAAAACAAATTGGCAGTGAAGAAGAGAATATCAATTTATCCACTCTTAGAATCTGATGGAATTCAGAAAAGAAGAGATCAGTTACATCTTGAAAGGTTAATCAATTTCAAAACAAACAAACAGCTAGAAAATGAATTACCATTACTCCCTATAGATAGAGTACAATGGGAATATCACTGCAGAAAATTAATCAAGGGTGAACCAAACAGACTCAAATATTTACCAATGTTAATTGATGTAGTACAAGATAAGCACCCATTCAAGTTTTTACTATGGGGCAGACAGTGGGGAAAAACTACAATGATAGCATCAGATTTAGCATATGCTGCTAGCATAAATTATGATTATGACCAAACTTATTTTAATTTCAAACTAGATGCATTAAGGACATTTAGTAATAACAAATTCAGACAAGATGTATTTGGTACAGAGCCACTATCAAGATATCTAAAGTCAATAGGAAATAATATTGGTGCTACAAACAAAGTCGAAACTTACACTAGAAGTATTATTGATATGTTATTACCTGGTGCTAAATGGGAAAACGCTCAAGGGAAATCAAATAAAAGAATGATAATTGATGAGGGACAAGATCATGACTGGGAGTATTTTCAAAACGCAAGAGAGACACAATCTGATACTATGGGTGATACTGTAATTGCAGGAATTGGTGGTTACGTTGATACTGATTATTACAATTTATGGAAGTCAACAAACCAAATGAACTACATCTACAAGAGAGGGGAGAACTATTTGGGATATGAGAACATGTCCTGGAGGGCAGATTTAGAGTTTGATGGTGATGGATTAGTTTATGATGATTACATGATTGATGTACAAGATGGTAAATGGATTCCAGAGAATGCTAAAAATTATGCACGACATGGATATTATCTACCACAAACATTCAATCCACGAATACCCTTAACCATTAATGATGCAGTTGAAAAATATCATGTATCTCCTGAATGGAGTATAGAGTACAAAATAAAAGATCCAAACTATACCAATATAGAATTTAGACGAAACGTTCTAGCAGAGTTTGTTGAAGGTGAATTCAAACCAATCACCACAAAAGACATGCTAAAACTATTTGATAAAACACTATCTCTTACAAAAGCAGCTGATGTAGATCATAGTGCCGGTGATGTAATAATTGGAATTGACTGGGGAGGAGGTGGCAAAACAATACTATGGATATGGCAGTGTATAGATGAGACAGCTCCAATTTTTAAATTACTATGGGCTGAAAAAGTAGAAACTAACAACACAAAAGAGCAAGAAGAGATCTGCATTAATTTAATTGATGCGTATCAGGCAGACTTTATTTGTATAGATGCCGGTGGTGCTCCTGATAGAGTTCAAGCGATACAGAGCAGATATGGTACGCGCTCATGTAGGGTATCATACCAAGTGCGACCAGAAAAACCAACACCAACAAGAGAAGAGATGATAAAACAAAAATCAGAGATGCGTTATGTAATTGATAGAACATTCTCCATAAATAGAGTAATTGATTTGATAAAGCAGCCACATGTTGATGGGGAGTTTGTATCAAATAGGATGATATTGCCTGGTGCAGATTATGAATCCATCAAGTGGATAGTAAACCAGTTTGTTGCACTAGAAGGTGAAAAGGCTAATCTCAAATCAACAGGGCAGACATACATCAAATATATCCACCAGGATTCAAAACCTGATGATGCATTACAAGCATGTAACTATGCATTTATTGGATGGGATTTATGGAAGGGCAGGAATACAGGACCAATTACATTTAGACAGATAAGAGCACCAGAACCATTTGGAGATTATTAAAAGTTGAGTAAAAAAAAGAAAAAGAAACAATGTGACTGTGATGAAAATCCAGAGAAACGAATGAGACAATACAATTAGTTCTTTTCTATAAGCCGACTCAAATCGACTCATTGAATACAGAGTTACAAGAAAGAATACTAGAATTATTTGATGATGATAAATCAGCAACTGATATTGTAAAAATACTAAAAGACGAGGGAATTAAAATCTCAAAGTCTACAGTAAATAGAACTAGAAGACTAACCAAAGTGTTAGGTGATGATAAAAAACTCACACCAGAGGAACGAGATGTATATCTATCATACATGCGAAAGCAAAATGTAAAACAAGAAAAAAAGCCTTGGTACATCAGGTTTAATCCAATAAATAGAACTCCTGCAGATGGACCATTTGATCCAAACATGGAAGTATCTATGGATGGACACCAATCATTTCTAAATAATTATACTCCACGAAGTATGATAGAGGCAATAGATGTAGATATTGATGAAAAGGGAAAGATACAATCAGTACCTACTCCATACACTGCAAAGCTAAAAAATGGCATTCACACATTACCTAAATTTTTCTGGAATCCATATACTGCATTAGATTATTTAGTATTTCAAGACGTTTACACTCATACTATTTGTGGAACAATTGTTGATATTTTAGTTGCCTTTACTGTTGGAATGGGTATTCACCCTGTACTGAAATTAATTAACGAGGAAGAAGTAGAAGCTAAAGAAAAAGAGATACCAGAAAAAGACAAACAACAACCAGCCCAACAAGATCCAAATGCTGCACCAATAGAACCAATGAAACCACCAGAACCAGTAATGGAAACAAAACAAGAAGCAATAGAGAGAGTAATAGATGAGAACAAGAAATTATTAGAACCACTAAAAGCAATTGATGACTCTTTTGGAGACCGAGATGATGAAGGAGGAATTAGCCAAGACTGGGATACATTAGTTGAGGCATTGATTAGAAACCACTGGATATTTGGCAGAGATCTAATGACTATGGAGACATCTGATAATTTTATCTTTGAATGGGAAGGTACCAAATATCCAAACATTAGAACAATAGCCAAGGTACAGCATCCAAGGGATATCAATTTTGTAGAGATAGACCAGGAGACATTTAATTTAGCTAGAGTATCTTTAATGTTCTCACCAGATATGCTAGAGAGAGAAGATATGATCTATCTTGCTCATATGACAAACTCTCCCATATACAACGGAATGCATTATGGATATTCTTTAGAGCAAAGAATGTTAGGACATGGACGTTCCCTACGAAAATTAGTTGACAGAGACTTTCCAAATGTCGCATCAATAGGGTATGCACCATTTACTATAGTAGCTACAAAAAGAGATGAAAAGGGAACAGGTAATGAGGCATCACAAGGTCAGACATTTATTGATACTATGGTTGCAGGACAGCCAAACCACACAGCACTAAATGATCCAGAACATGATCTAGTAGTGCATCACATTGATACAAAACCAGATATTCCTGGAATGATTCAAATGGCACACTATCACGCAGAAGCTGCAGCAAAAACAGCACAGGTTCCAACTACACTAGTAGCTCAAGAAAAAGATCCAAACAGAGACACCTTACTAGGAATTTTAAGAATGTTCTCAGAAGTTGAAATACCAAGAAAAAGACTGCCAATAACTAGAGTATTTACAAAACAACACTATATGGTAAACTTTAGGGAAATTTACAAAGATGATAAAGAAACTCTAAAAACATTTAGAGTAGAGGCAGAATTTACAGATGTAAAAATTGACTCATGGGCTGATATTGTAGCAGCATTTCTAGAGTTAAATAAAATATTCCGATTCACAGCAGATGCAGCTGGTGAAATGCTAGGAATTGAAAATCTTGAGGGAAAGATAGATACTGAGAAAGAACCATTAGGGGAGAGTAACAGTATGGAGGATGGTAATGGCAACAAACTAACAATGACTAAGACCAAGCCAAAAAAACCAAGTGAATCTAAATAATTCTCTTATCATTTCTAATTTTTTAAAAGATAAATGGCGATGAGGCGAATAGTCAGAAGAGTTACTGTTATTGATGGCGTTGATATGGTTAATGTTTTTGTAAGTACTATACCTATTCTTTTCGTAAATGGTGTAAAACTTATTCCATTCTCAATAGGTCCAAACTCTGTAACTTATGATATTGAGTTTGTATACAATGATGCTGGTTCAAATTTAGATCTTATGTATACTATACGCTCAAATCTAATCTCTGATGGCACAGATATTGATGAGGAAATATCTGACTTTGTTGAAATAGATGCAGCAGATCTTCATGTAAGAGATGTGACAAACGGTAGAGTCGTAACAAATAATATTGTAGTTGAGATGATTCCATAATTCTCTTAACATTAATTACTAAATGACTATCAATTAATTAAAAGTCAAATGACAGATATCCGTAGAGCAGTAAGAAGAGTCACTGTTGAAGATGGTGTTGATATTCCTCTTACTTTAGTTTCTGGTGCACTTAATGAGCGTTCTATACCTCTAGGACAATTTATTCCAGTTTCAATAGGTGCAAATTACGTAACTTATGACGTTATATTCATATATCCGGATTCAACTAACCCACTACCGATAGAATTTACCATAATCTCAAATCTAATCTCTGATGGTGAAGATATTGATGAACAACTAATATCAGATATAAACGCTTTTGGAGCTACAGATACTCATACAAGATATATAGCAAGAAATAAAGTTGTAATAAATTTACTAATAGTTACAGCAACAGGATAATTATCTTATTATTAATTACTAAATTATTGTTAATTCATTAAAAAGTCAAATGACAGTAATGCGAGCAGTAAGAAGAGTCACTGTTGAAGATGGTGTTGATATTCCTTTAACTACAGTATTGCTTACACGTGTTAATGTAGTTTTTCCAAGATTAATAGTAGTATCCGTAAATCCACATTCTGTAACTTACGATATTGATATTAAATATGCTCAACGTACTACTGGTACTATAGATAATATGCAATATCAGATAATCTCAAATCTAATCTCTGATGGTACAGATATTACTGAGGAAATACTAACAGACGGAGAGGTCAATATACAATCTGATATTCATAGAAGAGATATGACAAATGGTACGATTATAACAAATGTACTAATAGTTAGAATTTGATTAATAATTCTCTTACAAATTAATTCTATTATAATTACTAATTAATTAAAAGTAAAATGGTTGACATAAGACGCTCAGTCAGAAGAGTTACTGTTATTGATGGAGTTGACGTTGCAGATACTTTTTCAATTCCTCCGGTTCGTGACGTTATAGGTGCTAGATTAATCGTAGTCTCTGTAGGTCAAAATTCTGTAACATATGACGTTGAGATATTATATCTTGATTCTGGCTCATCAGTACTGTCTTTTAATATATTTTCAAATCAAATCTCTGATGGTGCAGATATTCAGGATGAATCTTTGGGTGATTTTGGTAACACAGACACTGGAAGAATGGATCTTCATACAAGATATGTGGCAAACAACAAACTTGTAACAAATTTACTAGTAAGTACATCAGTTTAATTTTCTTACAAATTAATTCCTAAATGAGTGTTAATTAATTAAAAGTAAAATGGCTGATATAATACGCACAATTAAAAGATTAACTGTTAAAGATACTGATATTGAAGCTGGAATACAACTTTCTGTAGATGTTAGTCCTATTACAATTGTAGGTGGTAGAATGATTCCAATCTCAACAAGTATAGACTCTGTAACTTATGATCTGGAGGTATTGTATATTCTTACTGGTCAACTACAAGATGTAGGTGTTATAATATTTACAAATAAAATCTCTGATGGTGAAGATATTATTGGTGAGGTCTTGCAGGGTTTTTCCACAGATGATATTGCAGCAATTGACATTCATGTAAGGGATGTAACAAACGGCAGAGTTGTAACAAATGTAGCGATATTTATGGCAGAGGTTAATTAAAAGTAAAATGACTGATCTAATACGAACAGTTAGAAGAGTAACTGTTGTAGATGGTGTTGACGTTACAGATTCTTTTCCAGCTACTTCTATTAGTGAAATTCTAGGTGCTAGGCTAATAGTAGTCTCTGTAGGTCAAAATTCTGTAACATATGACGTTACAGTGTTATATTTTGATGCTGGTATAATAATAACACCATCCTTTGAAATATTTTCAAATCAAGTTACTGTTGGTGAAGATATTCTTGATCAATCTTTGGGTAGTTTTGGTGGATTAACCGTCAATGCAAAAATAGATACTCATACAAGAATTGTAGCAAAAGAAAAAGTTGTAACAAATTTACTAATATTTAAAGCAGAATAATTCTCTTATACTGTAAAAATATTATTTCGATATTGGCAAATGACGGAAATAATTCTAAGAATATTCAAGAAACTGTCACAGTTTCTAAAGATGATTCTGAAATTAAAGAATTGCAAAAACAACTCAAAGAAAAAACAGAAGCACTAGAAGCAACCAAAAAACAAGCAGAAAAGACAATTAAAGATCTCAAAGAGAAATCTGAGATTAAAACTAATTTGGAGGCAGGAGTTATAAAACAAGATACTTTTGGAGCAAGTTACAAAAATGGCTATGCAGACGGAACAGTGAGAGAAGCAAAGAAAAAAATCATTGCAGAAAGGAAAAAAGCCAAAGCCGGAAGAAAATAATTCTAAAAATACAGTTTAACTAATTTTTATTAAATGTCCAACTGTAAATTACAAGCTCTATACTTTGCAGCAACAGAGTTTGAGGTATTAGATGAGTTTGAGGGAGAATCAGGGACATTTATCAAATCATTTCTAATTAATAGCAAACTAAATCTCAATGATTGGCAAGTAACAGAAGAAGCTAATCGATTAGATGGTCCAGAGTTTAAGGGAATGCCTGGAATAGAATTTTTTAACAAAGGAAGACGAGATCATACAGTAGGAAATACATATGCAGAAGCTCTTCGATTACAAACACCTCACGCAAAGGCAATAATTAGAAAAGTCTTAGGAACTGAGACTGGCGAGAAACTAACCCAAATATCCAGAGTATTTGATGAGGAAATAATCAAAAAACTACGAAATAAGGAGATAAAATTCGTATCTCCTGCAATTTTTCCAAGATCTATTGATGATGTAGAGATTATAGAAAGACCAGAAGGAGGACACATACACCTAGTTCATAGGTATTTGCCATTACATTATGCGTTTGTAGATGAGCCAGCTTATGGAGGTGATGCTGCAATTACTGATATTTGTGATGGTGCTGATTGTTTAATTAAATTAGAAAAGGCATCAGCTACTGACGGTATTGGTCAAGACGAAATTGACCCACTAAGAACTATTCCAATTATTAGAGTTTCAAAATGTTCAAAGACTGGAAAGATAAACGTATCAGTTGCAGGAGATGACAAGCTAAGCAAACTAGTTTCAGAATGTTTGTCAAACAAATTAGCACCAGGAGAAGAACCAACAGACCAAGAACTTGCAATATGTTTTTCAGAAGCAAGAGAGAAACTAAACGCTAATACTTCTAAAATACAACAATCCAAAAAGTATGGTAAGACATTGGCTGATGAAGATACAACTAGAAAAGAAAAAGAAAAGCTAGAAGCAAGATTAACTGCACTAGAAGACGATAAAGAAGAACGAGAAAAGGAAGCAAGGAAAGCAAAGAAATCAAAAACTGCACAACAAGTAGAAGACAATCATGAAGAGGACATGTTAGAAGCAGCACAAGATGATGAAGATAAAGAAAAAGAAAATAACAACACTTCAAAGAAATCTAAAAAAGCAAAGAAAGGAAACGAAGAAGAAACTAAAAAAGAAAAAGAACAAACAGCCAAAATAGCAGCACTAACTAAAATTGCAAATACACCAATAGTTGAACAATATTTGGCAGCAAGAAGAATAGTTGGAGACACTGAAGAACAATTAGATACTCTAAAGACTGCAATGCTTACAGCATCAGTAGAAGAAAATACAGCAAAACTAGATGAGATTAAACCATTTTTAGCTCAATTACAATTTAATACAGAAGTAGAACAAAAATCCGCCAATACTACTAAATTCCCATATGGTCTTGGTGGTTCTCAATTAAGCGGTTCAACTAGTGGTAAAACAGCTGAAGAAATGTTTGAGGAGTTGTATTCATAATGGGAACAGGCGGACCAGGTAATATCGTACACATAGACAATCTGTATGTAAAGACTTTTGAAGTTCAAGATAATTTTAATATCGTTTTAGGTGATTTTGTTGTAGTTGAATCAACTGGTGTAAGACCATTAGCTACAAGTGATGTAGCAGATGGAGTATTTGTAGATTTAAATGCACTTAACATCGTTCAAGCAGGTGAGGACGCAAATAATCTTACTACAACTGATGAACTATTAAGAAAAAATCAGATAGAATGTATCACTAAAGGATCTGACTGGACAACAGTTATGGAAGCTGCTGTATTACCTGATAACACTGTTGGAATAAAACGTGATGATGCTACAGCATCAGTTTTTGTAATGTCTGCAACTGTAGTATCAACTGAAATATTGGGATCTTACAAACATAAAGAATTTTCAACAGTAGCTAGAGTTTCTGTCACTGATGATAATGGTATTATCTCAACAGGGAGGCATATCTAAATGAGTCAAGAATTACTAATGAGACATGGTGATAAGGTAACATATTCACCATACACTGGTGGAGTTTACTTTGGATCTGACAGTCTAGCAGAAATTGATTTTAAGAATCCAATGGAACTAATAGGTTCAAGAAAACTAGCTGATCTTAAAGTAGTTCAAACAAAACAATTGAAAGGATCAATAGTAGAAGGTACTGAAGGATTTTACACACATACCGAATACAAAAAATCATTTACTGCCGTATCCAAATCACATTTAGAATCCAAAGTAGCAGCAAGACAACTAATCGCAGTTATCCAAGAAGAAGGTATGACACCAAAAGGATACATGGCTGCAATGCAACTCGAACAAATGAAACAACACAGTGCAGCACAAGCACCAATCCAAGGAATAGGACAAGATGCAATTGATCCATTACGAGTTATTGAAATTATTACTAGAGTTAGAGGTTTAAGACCAAATGTTTACGTAGTAGAGAATGGATTCTTTACACATAACGTAAACAAGCTAGATGCACGTACACCTGAGCAAGACACTAGAAACGGTCAAGTTCAGATGAGACCTTTGGAGAAAGTCGACTTTGACAAGTTGCAATATTCTGAAGACAGATTTTCACTAAAGAAAAATACATTCCCTACACTCATAGCTTCTGAAACTATGAAGCGTTCTGACTTTAACATACAACAACTAAACATGGCTGATGCAATGGTAGGCCACGCAAGAATGAGAAACGGTCAAGGACTACAAGCACTATCTACACTATCTGGTGCAGTAGGTGGTTCACCAACATTTGAAATCAACGACCCTGAAGCAACAGGATCAAGTACCATTCCTCATGGAGCATTTAATGTAAAGAAAGAACTCTTGGCAATTCTACAAGGTCATTTAGATGATAACGAATCTATCTTAGATAAGATTTGGATTAATCCAATTGATTATGCAAGATGGGAATCAAACTATGACGTTGGCGGATTTAGAAATGCTAATGATGGAGTTACAGTATCAGGAGTAATCCCAATGAGGGGAATCCCAATGGTAACTGCATATTTAGACAGAGCAGTACCAAGAGGATTAATGTATGCCGGTGATTCACAATCAATGCTTAAAGGTGTTGGACCATTTGAAACAGAGTTCTGGAAAGAATACACCAGAGATGCTAACGCTTTTCTTACTAGAGATTATGTGCAATTCCTTATACCAAATCCTGGAAGATATGGAATCAAAATCCAAATCGATGGAACTTCTCCTGATGCATTTGTACCAGGATCTGAAATCGTAACTGATGAAGACTTGGAAACATATGTCCAAGGACCACAAGATCTTCTAAACGCACCAGTTATCTCATAGTAAAATAATGCCTCATCGTACATTTGGTTCTGAAGATCTTTCTTCCTTACAACATAGAGATCTTAAAGGCTCTGATTTAGAACTAGGTACAATATCTAGACTACAAAGAAGTCCAGATACAAGTGATTTGAGTTTGTTTGTAAGACCTAAAGTAATTAGGATCAGTGATCCAGCTCTTTGAGTGTTGAAGAGATAAATGATAATCAGTTTGTTACACTAGACTTTCTAAAGACGTATCTTAAATTTACTGACTCACAAGACGATGATACACTACTTGGAATAATAAAATCTGCAAATAATGAAGTAAAGAAACAACTGATAACTGTAGTTGATAGTATTTTAGCAATAGAGGGTACAAAATTTTTTGATAGAGCACAAGACGCTGCACTAGTATTTTGTGTATCTTATGTGAGACGAGATATTAATCAGATGTATGATGAGGCAGAAAAGCTTCTTAACAATTTTAACTCACAAATGGAAACTCTATTAGGAGATATTAGAGCAACTGCACCAAAGAGAACTAGTCTTGAAGTTGTAACAAGAACTATACCATTTGAAGATGATTATTTTGCAGAAAGACATGTTCCGTAATAATTCTAAAATGCACAGAGGTAAGAATTAGCATATGGGTAATAGAAACGTAACATTACCAGTAGCAACTGCTACTCCTGGAGCAAAGAGTGCCGGTGCTGACTTTTTAGCTTCAGATTATATTCCAGATATTTCTGCACCATATGGACAGTTAGTTACAGTTCACATAGCTCTTACTGCTGCAAGTCCCCCATCAATAATACGATACAGTAAAGATGGCGGAACTACATCAGTTAACTTTCTAAACGGAGATCAAGTAACTGCTGGAAGCGGACTGGAAAGACAAATACTATTAAGATTTGGTGATACTTTGAATTTCTCAGCTCTTGATGCAATTACTTTGGCATTTTGTGAAGTGGATCTAGTATAATGAGAACTAGTCTTGTATCAGTAGATGAATCAGATTCACAAGCTATACTATTTCCACTGCGCCCTCTATTCCCATATGTCCAAACTGGATTTGGAACAGGTGGAGGACCACCTGGAGAAAACGATGCAATGTTATACGAAGATGAAGTGATTATGGGATATCAAATACCTTGGTTTGATCTGAATTGGCAGCAAAGATTACCACTAACAATTAACGCATTACAAGTACCATCAATACAAGCTAATTTTCCATTATTAATCAATGATACGTATACTGAATTAATTGGAGAAGTAGAAGCAGAGCTGAGATTTACAGGAGAAGACCAAGTACAGCTAGAATATGAAATACAAGAATTTGATAGTTTAACTGGACTATTAACTGCATGGGTAAAAAAACCATTTGTTGAGGATGATGATATTATTTATATCTATTTTGACAATTCTGATGCAGTAGATGAACAAAACCCTCCTGGCGTATGGGATTCAAATTACAAAGCAGTCTATCACATGGAGGATGATAGTGATTCAACTATTAATGCGCAAGACTTTACAGATAGTGCCGGACCAAATAGTACAGCTAAAATCGGAAAGGGTGGTGTATTTATTGGAAATATAAATCGAAGCAGAACACGAAATCCATTTGTAGGATTTCCAACTACTGAGATAACAATAGAATTTTGGGTAAAGACTAGCAATGATGATGAGACAATTTACACATACATTATACCTTCAGTACAAAGAGATGAAATAGGTTGGGATAACCAAGATAATGGATTCATCTCTTTTCATGGAGGGGCAGGACAGACTACTTTAATTCTTTCAGATAATAACTTTCATCATATTGTAGTAACATGGGAATCCTCAACTGGAAACATACTTGTTTATGATGATGGAGTATTGGCAGATACGATTCTTGCAATTGATCAAGGTGAAACATTACGTGATAATGGACAATTAAAGTTAGCACAGTCACAAACAATAAACGGTTCTCCTTCTGGTGTAAATGCCTTTGATGGAACAATAGATGAATACAGAATATCTGATACTGTTAGATCAGCAGACTATGTTGAAACCTCCTTTAACAATCAAAACAATTCTAGCACATTTTACTCAACTGGTTCTGTAGAAGTAACTCCCGGAGGATCAGAGGAAATAATCATGGAGTATGAAGCAGAATGAGTGCTGTTCCTTGGTCTGCTAAAGGTGAGAAAACTACTCCAGGAGTTGCAGCAGATGAAATAATGATAATTGATTCAGAAGATATCGTTCTTGCAACAAAAAATAAACGAATGGATTATCAAAATTTGGCAGACTCTTTATCAAGTATTGCTGTGCCAATTGTTGGCTCATCTATAGTATATGTCGCAAGTGAGAGTGATCTACCGCCATTACTTGGTGGTTTTCACCAATTAGAGAATGAGAAAAACTATGTCTTTACAGAACCTATGTTCATTTCAGATCCAATATTATTTCCTGCTGGATGGATTGGTAAGATTGTCAAGACCTTTGTTACTACACCTACAATAACATATATTGGAAGCACACCAATGTTTCAGACTTTAAACATTGATGGTACGATTACTGGTGTAGTTGATGCAGGAGGTGGTGCAATTACTGTAACTACTTCTGTAGCACATAATCTAATTAATGGTCAATTTGTAAATATTACAGGAACAACATCATACAATGAAGAGAGATTAGTAATTTCTAATGAATCTGAGTTTACCTTTGATGTACAGATTGCATTTGTAGCAGATGAGACAGGAGCATTTAACACTGGTTATAGAACTATACTGTTTCAGGGCTTTGATGCTCAAAATGGTGGTACTACAACCTTTATGGATCTAACCTCTTCTGGTGTTTTTGCGACTGTACTTTCATTTGATATTTTTGCAGAGATTGGATTTCTTGGTCCAGGAATAATCAGAGGTGGAGTTAATGTCGTAACTAATGACGCTATTTGGGGATTTGCCACTAGTGGTCTGACACTAGAAGATTGTCAAACTGGTGTATTTGATTCATCTACCTTTATAGCTCTTGCTCCTTCATCTGGTCTCACAGGTATTACAATCACAGGAGCAGCAACAGATAGATTTAGCATGATTACTTCCTCGTTTACAATGATGGCTGTAGATCAGTTCCCAGTCAGAATAGACAGTAGTGTTGTATCGGCTAGTGAGATTCTATTTTCTAATACACCAGATAATGCTGTCGCAACTGATTATTTTGATACATCTGCTGGAGGTCTAGATCAGACTGACCCACAGGTAACTGCAGAAAATAACGGAGCTAGAGCAGATTCTATGGTAATTTCAGAAAGTAGCTCTACAGGAATATTGGAAGTTGATGGCTCTGGTGGTATTCCAGTTGCAATTGTTGATATTACGCCAGCACCAGGGGATTGGGTAGAAGATACAACTACTGAAACTCTTTCAGTAGATACTACAACTGGAATTGTAACGTATAACGGATTAAATACAATTACTGCAATGATAAAGTTTTCATTGAGTGCTGAACACGCCTCTGGTTCAGCCCAAATAGTAGATTTCACTTTATACATTAACGGAGTACCACAAACAAAATCAACTATTACTATTACAACAACAACTAGTCCATCTGCTCCAGGTGTGTATAATGGAGGAAACTTTTCAATAAATCCAGGAGATACATTACAACTATTCAAAGACAATACTTCAAATACAAATAATACGAATGTAGAAAATGCGATATTATTATTTAATATAGATTAAATGTAAAATAATTCTCAAATACAAATGTTGATTATTTTAAATAATGCCTATTGTAGAAGCTGATCTTATCCATAGACTTTCAGGTTCAGCTGCATTTAACACAGATCCTAATTTGTCAATAGGTGGTCAAATCAGTACAGATCCTGGTGGAGTAATTGTATCTGATAGTGATAACAATGACATGGATGATATTACTAGTGATGAGGCAAATGACGGAATTGTAATTTATCATGGTTATTTTTATAGTAATGAAATTACTTCTGATGTACTTACATGGACCAACCCTGTAATGTTTATTGATTCACTTACAAGTTCTGGTGATACAGAAGTAGATATTGCAATAGTACTTGAGGCTAAAAATTCTACAATAGAGCTTTTAGCTAATGAGGAAACAGCACCAACAAGCATATCATTTACACGACCTATAAACAAAGCAGCAGGATTAGCAATAGGTGATTTAGATCAAAATGATTTTAGAGGTCACTGGATAAAATATCAGGTAGAACCAGGAGCAGTTTCAACTGCAGATCAATACACCATAAAGGCAGAAGGCGATACATTACCATGACACTAAGAAATAATTTAAAAACAAGACTTGTAGAGGATTATTTAAAATCACCAAAAAAATATTTCAATGGAAACAATCTTGAGATGACATGGGATGAGAAAGAAAATCTATACATCGGAATAGATATCAAAGGAGAAGAATGGATTGCAGGAAGTCAAAATACCAGTGTTGCGATATTTGGTGTAAACTGTACAAACAATAATGATTGCAATGCATTAAATATTGTTGCAATATGTTATGATGGAGAAAAAATTACATGTCGTAAATGTAAAAAAGATTTCATTGCACATCTAGTAATTTCAAAATCATCAAGAGCATATGATATTTTGGAGAAACTAGACAAGTAAGGTATGGTGATTTTTTGCCAGATGTAGGAGAACAAACAACAGTACTAAGAAGTGTATTATTTAATCAACCAAATGATACTAATG